ACGTTATTGTTTTTACTGGGCTCATTTTACATCTTTTACACGCCAATTACGATCTTTGTCTTCCATCTTTTCGTGTGTATAGATTCTATCGACTCGACTGTAAGTTCCGCAGATATTAGCACAATAGGCCAATTTACCGTCTTTGCAGCTAGGCTTGGTCCATGTATCAGTAAACGCTCTGTCTAAGTGATGCGCTTCCATAATTTCGTTTAACGAGTGTAAATTTAAATCAAAGTGTTCCCATCCGTATTTACGAACTTCATGATGTAATTGTAAACTTTGACTATCGCCGTGTACTCCGTTCAAATGTGTTCCCATATAACAACAAGGTATAACTCTACCATGATTGTCAATAAAAATTTCTTTGCCGCCATTCATAGTTTTTGCTTTACATTTAATTTCAGCAGAATCTAACAAACTGTTATCTTCCGATGCTAATATATCATAAACACGATCAACTCGATTCCAGTATCCGGTATCATGTAACTCACCGGCATCTTTTAAACGTTTATATTCTTCAAACCTAAACGGGTAAATGTCTACATTACTAACATCTGGTAGTGCATTTTCTAAATTTCGATTTTTTGGATTTTCTGGAGGATAAATGTAATAATCTAATTGTCCTTCGCGATCCATTGCAGCCATTTTAACTAATTTAGAACCATCATCTACACCCAACGCTTTTTTAGGATAGAATCGAGAAAATCCCATTTTCTTTGATAATTCAATTGCTTCGTCTATTTGATGTTCGTTGTGTCTAAAAATTAAATAATCCCAATTGGCAAATCCGCCAGCATCAATAAATGCTTGTGCATTAGCTATTAAATTTTTCCATTCGACGTTTCTTCGATAGATATGATTTGTATCTTCAAGGCCGTCAATACTCCACGTGAGCTCCCAACGAAAGTGATCTTTATTATGTTCTGAAAATAACTTTCCCATCTTTGACCAAAACTCAGGCTTACGCATTCCGCCATTGGTATTCATACGAACAGCAGTCTTGGGATTAGTTTCGGCAATATATTCACAAATTTCATACAAATCTTTTGCCATTCCCGGATCACCATGTACTCCGCAAAATAATACAATTTCTAATTTAGCAATAACTTCAGGTGGAAAATATTTTTTAAATTTTTCAATTGTAATTTGTTCTATAATTAAGTCAGGGCGCACTAACGGACTATTACAATGAAACCGAGCACACATAGGACATGCTGCATTACAAGCATTAGTTAGCTCAACGTGTATTTGAGTTAGTTCTTCCCAATTAAAAAAGTTATTCATTATTGAATCCTATAATCTCTGCCCACTCGGGGAATGTTGTTGCAAAATCTTGTTTTCGATAAGCGTCATGCAGTTTAATTTTTTCTTTAAATTGCTTCCATCGATATTCGTCATACTTTCCTGCTTTAATAAAACTAATTACACCCGGTAAAAAATTCTGCCAAACCAAATAATCTGGATTAATAGATTCTAATTTAGCAACTAATTTTTCTTTTACATCGTTTGGCATGTAAGAAATATTAAAATATTTGGGTCCGTGAACTAAATTTAGATACAACCCAAAATGACTAAAATCTTTATAAAATACATCCAATTGTTCTGGAAGATAAAAAATGTTCATGTTGCTTAGTGTCACACACCAGCTTATATGTATATCGTGATGAGTTTTAGAAAACTCATATGCTGTTAACATATTGCCTTTTGCTTCTTCCCATACAGCAGGATATCGAACATATTCAAACTTATCTCCAATACCGTCAATACTAAAATTTAAATTTAAATGTCTAAAATGTTTTAAAATTTTAATATTTTCAGTAGGCCATTGAGTAGCATTAGTTGCATAATGAACTTCAATGTCTTTAGAATAACCTTTGTCTACCGCAAGCTGAAGTGTTTTCCACATCTTCTTGCTCATAAATGGCTCTCCACCATAAAAATCAAATTGTTTGATAGTAGACAAGTTGTTTTCTAGGTCGTCCCAAAACGGGCTTTCATCATCGAATGTTTGATGATATTTTTTCATTTCTTGAGCATAGATTTTATAGGTAAAATTGAGTTCTTTAGATCGATATACATCAAAATCTTCCTGCATCCATGTACTGCTACTATGAGGAGCACATGTACGACATTTTAAATTGCAGGTATTTCCAAGATTCAATTCAAACTTAGCAAGACCAATAAACGGTTCTCCGCCTTTGTTTACATGACCTATATATTTTTCATTGTCACGTAGACGTTTACTCTTGCGGCCGGCGTCTTCTTCTTCCCAGCACAGCCGACATTTACTATTTCTAATTCCTTGTTGTAATTCTTCTCGAATTTTTACAAATTCAATTTTTTGAAAATTTTCCTGTATGGTATTATTGCTAAGACCCATATCTTCATCATTTTCAATCATGCAACAAATTTTTGTTGTTCCGTCATTATTTGCGCTCATTGCATGATCAGCATTAACGCACCAAGAATGTTTGTTATTATCGTTTATCATAGTTATTGTATATATCCTTACACAAATTGTAAAAATCTGTATATTCGGGAAATGTTTCTAATAAGTTTGTACTTAGACGTTTGTCATTTTCAGTAAAAAAACTATAGAAGTCTCTTCGACCTGCTTGAATTTTTTCTTCCGGAATAGTCTTGGCTTTCATAAAATCTGTTACACGTTTAAATTTTTCATATTCTAGATCGCTTAACCATTCACTGTCTTTAATAAACTGTAATGTGTCATCCATATACGGCATGAAATCATCTGTAAGAATATTAATCATCCAATGTGGAGGCTCTTTCAAATATGGAGTATCAAACTTGATAGCTTCTGTTCCAAATTCTTTGCGCCATTCAATTACTTTCTCTAACAAACTCTTAAAGTTAGTAACACATAATACATTAAATGTACACATGAAGTTTACTGTGGTGCCTGTGGCCAGTACAGCTCGCATATTACGTTCCCAATGAACACAATCTAATCCTGTACGCATGTATTCTGCTTGTTCTCCCCAACTATCGATGCTGGTGTAAAAACTAAAGCTACGAATTTTCTTTTGTGTCAGTAATGATTGTACACGTACTATCAAAGCATCTACTTTAGCAAAGCTCACTCCTAGATTACTGTTGAGACTAATTTCTAACTGAGGTGCAGGTTCTTTTTCTAACAAGTCAAAAAACTGCATTGCACCTGGATTCATCAACGGCTCTCCGCCAGTAATTCTTAGTGTGTGAAGATCGTTACGCAGGCTTGGCCACCAGCGCCAAAATGCATCAATATATGGGTTCTCATCTTTAGGGCCGTAGTAAGTGCCATTAGACATGAACTCAATACCGTATTGATTATAGGTTAGATCGTAATTGCCGTGCTTTTTAATTTCTTCGGTCCACATGGTGCTTGCTTGAGGACAGCAATACCCGCAACGATAGTTACATCCGTTGCCAAAACTAACTTCTAAGTAACGTGGATTAATAGGAGCATCCCACGGCAATGCTGCTACTTCATCAATGATTGGTACAGAATAATCGCTAGAACTGTGAATCATACGATCGCTAATATGCTCTCCTTCCAAATCTTCAATATTCCAACAGTAGTAACACTCTTCCGGACGTTCACCTTCAAGCATTTTTTTACGTTGTTCTTTTTTCCATTTGGTATTATGTAATGCACTTGCATCAATAGCTATTTCATCTAATCCAATATGATGTGGGCGTGGATGATAACAACTGTGGTTGTCTCCTGTGTGGAGATACAGTGTTTGATGCAGCCATTTCATAGTACAAAAGCTAGGACTAATTGAATTTAATTTGTCTCTAACTAATTTGATATATTGTAATTTATGATCCATTTTCTAACCTTTTAATTAAATCTACTTGCCCTGATATACGAGTTTCTACAAACTCTGTTACTATTTTTACCAATTCGTTGTGTACTGTTTGATCTTTAATATGGTTTGGTCGAATGTCTTTTAGAAAGTAATTAACGACAGCTTGTGCTGTTTCGAAAAGTGATGCTTCTTTCCTTGAAATATAAATTAATGCAGGACGTACTTCGTTGTCAAATGTATCTGCATATTGATATTGCTCTGGATTAATATTAAACATAAATGTATCTAACCAATTTGGATTTTGTCTTGTAGTTCCTGCGTATCCCGATGGAAACGACCACAATACCAACAATCTAAGATTTTTTTCTTTTACAACAGATTTAACCTCGTTCATAAATGTTTTTTGATATAATGTTTCCAACTCATTATTATAAAAATTTTTATAATGCATTTTGTACATGCTTTCAGTTCTTTGAATTCCTGGATTTAAATAGAATCGAGATGGATCAGACCATCCTAAAATAATTACATCAGACGGGGTAAACGAATGAATATATTTTAAAAATTTAAGATAGATTTCGTGATTACTTAGTCCTCTATCCGCTTCATTTATAACAGAAAATTTGCTAGCTAATTGCGTGGTCCACGGGCGTGTAGCTTGGTCAAAGTATGGCTCACTGTTAAAAAAGCTATCGCCAAAAATATAAATTTTAGCCATCAATGTCCTTACATTTATTCCAGAAGTTTTCTAGTTCAGGAAAAGTTTTTAAAAAATCTGTTCCTCGTCTACGATCGTGCTCTGAGAAAAATTTATAAAAATTCTCCATGCCTCGATCTTTATTAAATCCTGTATCTGAGTTAATCCAATCGATTAATCGTTGGACTTTACTAATTTCAAAATCTTTAAAACCCTTGTGTCTATTCCAACGACCTTCTTTATGATGAATCATAAATTTCATTGCTCGTTCTAGTTCTGGAATTAATTCCGGAAGTAATTTAGGATTTAAATAATCAGGGTCCTGCAACTGCGGCATATCAAACCAAACTAGTTGTCTATCTTTATTATATTTTTTTCTTAACTCAAGAATGTATTCTACGTAAGAATAAATTCCCGTGTAGCTCAATGCGTTAAATGTAATAATAAATGTTAAACTGTGCTTATGACTGTATTTTAAATATTCTCTAACATTGGCATCAAGTTTCTTAAAATCTAATCCGTTACGAACATACTCACCTTGGGCTCCAATATTATCCAAACTACAAAAAAGCATAAAGTGATCAATTGCATCTGCATCAGTTAATTCTTTAAGACCCCAAAAGAATTTGGTCCATTGGTTGCCAGGAGGGCAACAATTGCTGGTAATACTTAAATGCAGATCTGCTTTAGGATGTTCTTTGACATAGTCAAACATGCGGAACGTGTTTTTATCCATCAACGGTTCACCCCCAGTCATCCGGAACGTTTGTAATGTAGGATAAATTTTAGGTAACCATTCCCAGAATGCTTTTAAGTGTGGGTTATCAGATCCGTTATTAATCTGCATTTCGTTTTGAATCCACGAAATATCGTTATGCCGTCTATCACTTAAAACATAAGAGCCTTCTTTTTTAATCTCGTCCATCCATGCTGTACTTAGATGTGGACTACAATATGCACATTTGAAATTACAGGCTTGATTAAAATTAACTTCAACGTATCGAGGATTCGCATTACCTTCGTGTCCTATAGCTAATGCTTCTTCAACAATTCCCTCTTCCCAAATGTCTTTGCTTCTATATGCCCTGTCACTAAGCTGACTTCCGCTATCTTCTATTTGCCAGCAAAATTCACATTCTTGTGGCCGAACTCCACTTAGCATCAACAGCCTCTGTGATTTTTTGTATTTGGTATTATGTAAAGCACTCACATCAATTGCAATTTCTTCTAATGGAACTGCATGATTCTTAGGATGGTAGCAACTGTGTGTACGTCCAGTGGGAATGTGTATACTAACGTTGAACCATTTAGCTAGACAAAAACTTGGACTTACTTCGTTAAGTTCTTTGTAAACGAATTCAGCATCCATCATGTAGTGGGTTTGATATTTCCCATCTACTTTTTTAATTTCATTACCTTTTATGTTTCTATCAAATTTCATGTTGTTGTTTTAACCAATCAAAGTCATTTATCTTTGATAACATTTCCGGACTATCTTTATTTTCTTCACCGTATTTTCTACCAGCAATTGCACCCCTAATTGCATCTTGCGCATACTTACCTTCAGCAACAGTACACCAAATATCTAATCGTTCTATAGTTTCTGTACTGTCTTGTCTATTAATAATTTTACTAGATAATTTTACACACTCTCTAAATGCTGAACGCCATGTAGCAAAAGAATCAGTATTAAATGCCGTAATATTACTAACCTCTGGCATTGATTTAAACCTAGAACTAATTGATGTTGTCATATCTGTAGAACCCACATCCATAGATAAAGTGAGGTCCCTTGGTAATAGTTTAACACCTCCGTACCCGTATGTCAAGTCATTTAATGGATTCTGACTCTGCCAAACGTGAACAATATCTCGTTCATATCTTGATATGACATATGTAAAATCAAAGGTAGGAATTACAATAGCATCACCGTCAACTACCCAAAACATTTCAGTTGTTGCAATTTCTGCCGCCTTAATGTGTGCTTGATGTATTCCCTTGACTCCGTGAACTCGTTTAGCGTTAGGAAACCTTAATTGCAATTCTTGAAAATTCTTGTCAGCTGTTGGCTCGTTATAACTAATAAACACAATATCGTACAATCTGTTTTGAGATACTATCCCTGCATGTTCTTTTTTAGAAATTAAAAATCTAAAATCAATTTCTTTTTTTGTCACTACTTGAGCTGTCGACATTAGCATAATTCCGTTATAATTTGTTTCATTACGGAACTTGTTTTCAAAAACATGATTTATATTTCTATCAAATTCATATTTTCCATCGTTAGGATCAAAGTACAAATCAAACACTGTGGTGTCTGTGATTTCTATTTCAGACCAATTTACCCAGAACATTTTTTGTGTTTCGGTAGATAAAATGTCTTTGTATTCTTCATATGAAGAAATTGTATATTGCGGGTAGCGATATCTACTGGCTACAACATCATGTTCTTTTTTATCAATTAAAAACTTTCTAGAAAATTCTTTTTTTGATAAAGTTTTATTTTTAGAACATAAAATAATTCCACCAAGATATGATTCTTTTTCATTGCAGAGATTTTTGAAAACGTGATTCATTTCACGATCAAAATCATATTTTCCATCGTTAGGATCAAAGTACAAATCAAATACACTATTGTCAATAACATGTGTTTCAGGCCACAATAGCCAGAACATTTTTTGTGTTTCGTTAGCTAGTATATCTTCGTATTCTTCAAAAGAGGAAACGGTGTATCTTGGATAACGATATCTACTGGCCACAACATCATGCTCTTTTTTATCAATTAAAAACTTTCTAGAAAATTCTTTTTTTGATAAAGTTTTATTTTTAGAACATAACACTACACCAGAAAGATATGATTCAACTTTATCGCAGGCGTTTTTAAAAACATGATTCATATCTCGATCAAAATCATATTTTCCGTCATTGGGATCAAAGTATAAATCAAATACTGTGTTATCAATAACTTCTATATCCGACCATACAATCCAAAACATTTTTTGTTTTTCGTTAGCCAATATCTCTTCGTATTCTTCATACGATGCAACATTATATTTTGGATATCGATACCTACTGGCCACAACATCATGTTCTTTTTTATCAACTAGATATCTCCGAGAAATTTCTCTGTTTGATAATGTTTTATTTTTGGAGCATAATACTATACCACTAAGATACGATGCAGTTTCATTACACATGTTTTTAAACACATGGTTTGTATCACGCTCGTATTGTTCGTGATATTCAAAATATAAGTCAAAGACAGTTTCGTCAATAATATCAACGCCGGCCCAAACGCACCAAAACATTTCTGTTTTTGCTGTTGCAAGTGCTGTTTGATAATCCTCGTAAGTATCTACAATAAATCTTTCATAATTGCAAGGACCACTTGCTACAATATCCCATTCTTTTCTTGCAATAGGAAAACGATAATTAATTTCTTTTTTAGATAGCGGTAAATGTGTGCTGCACAAAAATACACCATTATAAAAATTTTTATTATTAACTCGATGCACAAATGCATGATTTTGTGTTCGGTCAAATGCGTTTAATTGTTTAAAATATAGATCAAATTTAAACGTGTCTACGTGTTTAAGATTGTGCGAAGACATCCAAAATAGCTCAGTGGTGCTAGTCTCTAATGCATTGAGATATTCTTCATGGGTATCTATATAAAATATATCGTACGGCTTAGGTGTTGTTGCTACTATGTCGATTTCTTTTCGATTTATAAAATATCTGCTGTCAAACTCTCGCTTTGATATTTCAGAGACTTTGGGAAACAAGCAAAGCCCTTCTTCTTTGAAATCCCCGTTTTTAAATGTATGGATATACATGTTATCCCATTCTGTAGCCGAATAAGATTGCAGGTCAAAATCTTTAGATAACACCATGTTATCCCAAATAACCCAAAACATTTTTGTAAATGCTTTTTTCTTTATCTGGTCAAACGATGTTGTATTTCGAAGTTGTTGAGCCGTAGGATAGCGAGACTTAAAATTTAACCAATTTTCAGTATCGAAAGAAACGGTAGAAATGTAAAATATATCATACATTTTCTGGCATTCTATAATAGGTTGCGTTTAAATTTAACGTTTCGTTATATAAGTCGTATGTGTATTTGCTTTGATCAGCATCCATGTATACCCAATGTAATCCTAGTTTATATTTTAATTCATTGCCATAATGTTTAACTAATTCAATAATTTTGTCTTGATCGTTTTCTATTGATTTAATTTCTTCGTTATAGATATTTCGAAGAACTTCAAAATCTCGAACTTGTACATAGTCCCAATCAGTGCAATTGGTCATATATGTTCCGTGCCTAGCACCAAGTACAGCGTATATTCCGTTTTCTTCGTGTGCGCCGACCGTACTCCACATACGCAGTCTATGAATATTGTGCCACCATATGCGTTCTTGAATCTCAGATGGCAGAACTTTAACACCGTCAAGTAATGTCATTTTGACGCCTTCACGGAATCCAGCTCGCCATGCGTGGAACGGGCTGGATGTAACATGGCTATCACTAAAGCTCATAGGAAAGTTTTTGTACCCATCTTCCCAACAAAAGTCAACCTGGCCTCTATCGCTATCAGAATTTTCATGTGTTTTCATATTCAACACAAACTCTTTTTTCCAAATTTTTAATCCGCCGTTTCCGTATCGCAATCCGTTAATTACGTTGCGGCCACACCATCCATAAACTTGTATCTTAGGATCGGTCATTTCGAGATCTAAATTAAAAAATTTAGGATCTACAATGTTGTCAGCATCAACAGTTACAAACCAATCTGTTTCACTTAAATTAGCAGCAGCCTTGTGAGCATGGTCACTACCTTTAACTCCATGAACACGCTTGGCCCAAGGCACCTTGGCACACAGATCTGCATAGTTTAAATCTGCATTGGGTTCATCGTAACTAAGAAATATTACGTCAAATTCTATTACTTTCATTTTTTGTCAAATAGGTAAACAGGAAATAATCTTTTTGTATAGATACTAAATTTTTTATCAAGATTTAAATCTTTAAAAATTTGTTTGTTTTTAATCAAGTCACTAATAGAAAACTTAATTGTGTGTTTAACAATATTAGGGTCGTTATATTCTGTGATGAGGAACGACATTTCAGTATTTTCGGCCCAGTGTATTTTACGTGTTTTATATTTTTTTGATATCATAAAAGTCAACGAATTGTCTTTTTGAGTTACTAACACATCCGGCTCTAATAATTCAGCATACATGCGATCCATGATTCTATGTAACACATCATCAATTTTTGTTAATCGTTTTATTTCGGCAATTTCAAACGAGCCCGATGCAATGTCAACAAAACAAGAATTTAAACTCACCTTTCCTTCGTTGATCAAATGAGCAGTCTCGACATCTACCGAAACAAAATTTTCTGTATCAGGCAATGCAGTTGATGGATACAGCCCTGTTACTTCACCAGTGGTAGTATCAAACATTGCATAATATTTTATTTCAGGTGGTTTATAATTTGCCAACCATTCGTCAAAGTCTATTTCTGCCATAATTTTTCTTCCTGTAAGCTGATTATTTCTTCGGTAATCAGTTGTTTTTCTACATAATGCACAATGTCTGTTTGTTTAAAATTTCCAATTTTAATTTCGTTGTCAACGTTAAAATAAAATCCCACATGATCAGTCCATTGGTTAGACGGCCATGGCCAATTTTGAACCATTGGTTTCATATGTACAACTTTTGGAAAATCTAATTTGTATGCAATTACATCAACAATATCTAAAATCTTTGCAGATAAAGCAAATGCTTCATCAGTACCAATGACCTTGGGTTTAAAATGTAGACAAAATATATTTTTAAATTCTGTTGGATTTTTAAGAATATGTCTACCTAGAGTAAAGAATTCTTTAGCTAACTCTGAATCCTTTTTAAAGAATGTATAAAAAGAATATAAGTTAGGTAACAAGTTTTTTGTAAATGCTGTACGATAAAAGTCGTTAGTTACCATTTCTCCACGATATGTAAATGCATTGTTAGCAACATACAACTCGCTGTTTTCAATAAAATATTTTGCCCAATGACTAACATCACGAGTAAACAACATATCAGCATCAAGACAAATAGTATTATCAAATGGGGTTAACTGATCCATCCAACTACGCCCATCCCATCCTGCTTCTTTGTCCCACTCAATGACGTGATCAAATACCCATTTTGATTTTAAACCTTCAGTTGCTTCAATATCATTAGTAACTAATGCTACATTGTTATAACCGTCTGGTTGTGTATTTTTAATACTAAGTGCTAATGAATACGCTAATTTAGTGTAGTTTATATCGTCGTTTTTTGCAACAATAATTAAATATCCGAAGCTCATATTAACTCCAATAATTTATCTTTGTTTCGTACAATACTTTGTTTATTCATCACGTGTACATCTTGATCTTTAATCGAGCATGCTGTAAATTTTTCTTCTTTTAACTTGTCAGAAATAAGAAATACTAATCTACCATCTTTAATGTCAAACAACATATCAGTATCTACTACTGTTAACAACGGTGGTAACGTGTTCAAAAAGTTTGTTTCAAATCCATCAAGAAAATGTTTTGCTACGCTAAACGCAATATCATTACGATATTGGCGAGAATCAAATCTATAGATATCACTATATTGATTGTAGTTGTCTCTAATATATTTTACTAAATCAAAAAATGTTTTGCTTTCTTGATTTTTGGTAAACATAACGTTGGTTGCCCAAAATAAATGAACGCCAGTTTCGGAAACATTCTTATCTAAAAATCCAATTCTATCTCCTTGGATATCATTCATAGATTTAGAAATTAATAAACTATCTTCCATGTCCCAATAGTTATTGAGTTGATCTGAAAAAATCAAGTAGTCACAATCTAATAATAATGTTTGATCATATGGGGTTAAATCCCAAGCAGATGCCCTACCGGCATTTAAAAAAGGAACAGTTTTAGATTCTGTACCGTCATTTAACCGGCGAGTATTTGTAGTCGGCGGACGTTCAATTGATATAATTTTTTCAAATACAGAATTGGCTTTATCCCATATTTGTGACTCTTTCATCCAAGCAATCGTAGACATGTCTGTTACAAGAGTTAACGGGATTTCAAGATGTTTTTTTGCAAGACCGCCCGAAATTACTGCTAATAATGCGTAATCAACATCTCGACTATTGTGAGCAAATATTAGGCCGCCGCGATTCATAAATCAACCAATGCTTCCACAGATCTACTTTTTTTAATTTTTTCGTATTCTTCATAATACTCGTAAGTAGCTGTAAAATATCTATCTAATATTTCGTCTTTAAAAGAAACAAGATCTTCAATTAAAATAGGATTTTCGTTTGCATCAATAATAGGCACACGCACGGTTCTTTCTTGACTAATCAAAAATTGTACAAATGCTATTAGTGTTTGATTGATTTTAAAGATGCCGCCGTTGTGACCAAATGTTAATTTGCCGTCAATGCGTTCTTTTAAAGTCTTGCGTTGTATTGCAAGTGTTTGTTTGTAATTGGAAAAATCTAAAGCGTTAGTTAACAGAGCTTCCATTGTTTACTCCTATAATATAGTCAGTTTATTTATGTGACCATATTACAGGGCGGAAATTTTTTTAAACGCCTGTTATTGAAATTGTACCGTAAATTGGAGAAGGAATTGAAAAAGAATTAGCAGTTAGGTCTGGGTACAATGCACCAACTGCTCGAAGTTGACTTATGGTTAATGCCATTGTTCCCTGAACAGTACCGTCTGGCGGATTAAAGTTAGGAGGGTATCCAGCAAGTATGTCCGGATCCACATATCCGTCAGTCCAAACTACTGTGAATGTAATGACTGTTGCTCCGCCGGATGCATTAGACGGAATATTACAACTAGCTCTTAATGATATATTATTACTTGTGTAAGTAGATGACGATATCGAATAAAAGGTTTGAGGTGAGTTGGTTAACGAATAAAAATTTGTAGACGGAGAATTGCCACCAAAAGTAACAGTTCCCATATTACTTGCCAATGTTTGCCAAGCATTATTTTGGGCATTACTAACCCTGGGGGTGAATGCGGATGCAAATCTAATCTTGCCGCCTGTGTTAAAGAAATGCCTAGCTGCGTCGCCTGTTGTAAAAGTTACTGTAAACGATGTTGAAATTGAGTTTTGCCAAGTTGGAGTATATGATGCTGTGCCTTTAGTTTCTGTAGCATACTGCCCGTTTCCCAAATCAAATCTATTTGTGTTAGCTTGATTTGCCAAGGTAAGATACTGAAAATTAGGTTGAGCTGCTCCGTAAGAAATTACATCGCCTTCATTGATTGTAACAATACTTGGTACCGCTCCGCTTTGATGTACAATAGCATTAACTATGTCAAAGCGGAGTCTGTCCCATTGACTTTTAGATACAGAATCTCCAAGGACTGTAGTAGTGCTCAGTGCTGTTTGGCCGTACCCAGCTGTACCGGCGCCGTTGCCGAGAACAGGATTTATAATATTTCGTATATTATTATAATCCGGTACGCTGATTGTATCATGAACTGGCATTCTTATTCTCCAACTGAGTATTTAAGCAATTAAGAAATGCTGGTTAATGAATATGATGACGGTGGAGTAATGGCAAACGATCCGGGAATTAATGCTGGATACAATGCACCGGATGCACGGATTTCAGATACATTTAATGTTAACGTGCCGTCTACTTGATCGCCAGGAGCAGGCGTTCCCGGATCAACATATCCGTCCATCCAAACAATATTAAAATAAAAAATTCTTGCATTTCCTGCAGAATTAGCAACGTCTGACTTTACCTGTATAGAATATGTGTTGCTCTGGTATGGGTTTGAAGATGCACTTGTTTTCCAATTTTGGTAATTTGCTGTAAGATTATACGCTGTTAATCCAGCTGATGTGGCACTAAAATCAATAGATCCTACCGAATCTAAAAGACTAGTCCATGATGTGTTTTGTGCAACTGATGCACCGCCAGTTCTTGCTGATAAAAATCTAATGCGGCCGCCGGAGTTCCAAAAATATCTTGCTTGATCGGCTGTGGTAAATGTTACTGTTAACGTGCAAGATAATGTGTTTGACCATGCTGATGTAAATGATCGGTTAGCTCTTGCTGTAACTATAGATTGACCAGGTGCTAATAAAAATCTATCTGTTCTAATTTGATCAGACATTGTATTGTATTGACTGTTTGGATGAGAAGCGCCATATCTAATTGGATCTGTCGTTGAAACTTCTGTTAATACAGGAACAGTATCTAACTGATGCACACGAGCATTAATAAGATCAAACCTCAACGCATCCCATTGAGCTTTAGTAATTTGTCTTTTTGCTTTTTGTGCTAGTGTTTCAGTTGGTATTCCAATTGGCGGAGCATATTCTACAGTATCACTTATAAGATTTTGGCCGTATCCGTAAGATGCAGATCCAACTGCCATTACTTCTGCTATCTTAGCTCTAATGGTATTGTAATCTGATGCTTCAATAAATTGTCCTGCGCCTGCTGCCATGATTCTTCCTTATAATATAACTGCTTCAATAATTTTTTCTGATATATCGCTATTTGTTTCTAGAGCAATAGCAAATACATCGTTAGCGTGAGGAACTGCTCCGACTGCACATCCGTTGTTAGAAGCAACTAATCGCTGACCCTTGGCTACTGCTCCAACTACTCTAACCGGAACACGACCTTTAAGAGCAACATATATGCCGCCTTCTAAGTCTTTGTTCATCATAAACGCTGGATTGGCCGAAACTACTCCGATAGCTCTATCACCGTACTTGCAGGCAGTAACTTCTTTTTCACCGCCAATAGTTAATACAGTTCCATCTGCATACTCAGTATCTGGTAGATATTTTTCAGCCAAGTCGGCGTATCTAGCTGCTGTAGCTGTACCTACAAATAATTCTGCTGTTAAGTAACCAGATACATCTCTTGCAGCAATGGTGTTTGCATCAGCAGCAGTTGATGTAGTTCTATACGATGCACCAACTTTTAACGAGTCAGCCTGCGTAGCTGGGCCAATAAAACTAGTGGCTTTAAGATTTCCGCTGGTATCTCTAATTGCAACTGTTGATGCAATTGCATTAATGTTTGGTGCATAACTAGCAATGGTATCTGCTGTCTGTGCAGATCCTCTAACGTCTCCATAAACGTCGCCATATACTACCGAGCGAGTTGCTAATGTGCCAAGCTGACCATAATAAATTTTACTTGCGGAATCGTATGCAACTGAGCCTGTTGAATCTTGAATGTTGCCGCGATGACTACCTGTGGTATTTCCAATCAAGTTTCCGTTAAATACCCCGTAGAAATTTGAAGCATTTACTTCAGACCAAATTCTAGTTTTACCGCCATCAACTCCGCCTAATTTTAACGTAGCATTAGATGCTGGATACAATCCCGATGATCGAATCTTGAGAACGTTTGCACTTTCATTTTCATTTAATCTTACTCTAAAAACAACAGGTGCAGCTACTTGTCGTTGTTCAATTACTACTTGATCCTCATCTCTTAACGGGTCTCCATTGATTGAAGCAAAAAACGGATCTTGACTTTCTTTATGTACTAATAACTCTTTTGCAGCACCTAGATAAAATCCGTTATCATTTTTAAACCAAACTTGTTCTTCAAAATTTAAATCGCCTTTTGTTAAAAACGACGATGCGGTAAGACCACCTAATTGAAGTGAGTTTGATGCAGTACCCCAAAAATATTGTTGTGACGTTGCTGATGTAATTCCAGTAGTTGCGTCTGTGTTAATTAAAGTTATGCCTTTCTTAACACGATTAAAACCAGTAATAGGATTAATGTTACCAATAACAAAATCAACCTTGCTAACTATTGCAAGAGTTACGCCGCCAGCTTGTAATTCTACGATAGGAACAGGTGTTCCCAGCGTATCAACAATAGTTCTACCAACTGCTCCGCTGGCACCTGTGTCAGGAGTGGCTGCAGGTCCAATTAGTACAAAATTTGTTCCGGACCAAGTGTAAAGTTGTTTAGATGATTCGTTAAACCATAAATCGCCTGCTGCTAATTCACTAGGAGCATCTATGCTAACTACTGCGCCGCTGGCAACTTTGTATTTTACACCATCATAAAATTTTAATTTTTTACTGCTGCTATCATACCAAATTTGTCCGATTATGGATTTAGGTGGCTCAGATGTACCAGAAAAGTTTTGCAATAGATGTAGGAAATTTTCATTTTGAATTTCCCCGTATCCAGCATAGTTCTTTCCTACAAATCTTAGATCTGTAGCGGTGTCAATAGTACCATCTTCTACTGTGGTTAAAATTGACCCGTTATAATTGTTTACCTGATAAGCCATTGCTCTGCTCCATAATCTATTGTTATTTATCTGTACTTTTTTTTAGACCCTGCCGACAACAACTTCAATAAAACCTTCAATTCCATCAAAGTTTTCTAGGGCTTTACCAATAATTGTGCCAATCTTAGGGTCTAGTGTAGGGCGAGCATATCCGCTTCCACCACTAACTAGCATATCACCTTTGCGTATTGTTCCACGGACTTTGCAAGGCACACGACCCTGTAACGCCACAGCAACAACATTACTTCCTGTTAATTCACTGTTCATTAAGTATGCTGGATTTGTTGACACAATTCCAGCTACTCTACGTGTTTCATCTTCAGCAACAGTGACTTCGAAATCTCCGCCAAATTCTAAAACAGTTCCTGGCTCATATTGCTGGTCAGCAACATAATTTTCTGCTAAGTCAGCATATCTTGCCGATGTAGCTGTACCAATAAATGAGCCTGTTGTGATAAAATTGTTGGCTCCTGCATCTAAGTCTTTGTTGATGTTCCATTTATTGCCGGATACTGTATACGTAAATGTTGCTCCGGCACCATCAATTTCAAATCCAGCACCGTTTGCTGCTGCCGGTGTTGCAGCGCCTTTGGCCAATGTTACTAACAAGTCTTGAATTGCGGTTTGTGTTGAATTAATTGTTGTTACAGAACCCTGAACTGTAAAATTTCCAGCTACTACTAAATTGCTTGAAACTGTTACAGTATTGGTTCCAGTGGTACTAGGCAAAATCGTATCAGTTTTTGTAGTTATTGCATCCGAAGTGGATGAATATACTGTATTGAATCTATTAGACTTAGCGGCAAGATTCCACTGTCCGTTTGGATAGACAGTTGGATTAGTATCGTCACCGCCGTAAGCATCGTCGCCAGGTCTAATATTGATTGCCGAATACCCACTAATAGATACGTTGTCGGCCACGCTGATTTGAAAATCTTGAGTTGTAATAATCTTCGATATAGAATCTTGGATTAACAATTGATAATCATTAGAAGATCCAAGTGTTATTCCCGACGAAGCAACTCTTAAAGAATTTAATGTTCCTACTGTGGTCAACGACGATTCGATCACTGATAAATTTAGTCGAGTGCCCGTTAATGTATTTGCATCTGCTGGAATTGTAATATTTGCGGTGCCATCAAATCCAACATCATTAATAGTACGAACCGAAGATAGTCTATCTGCTGAAAATGCATTTCCTGCCAATGATGATCCAATAACTGTATTTGCTTGAATGATGTCAAATGTACTGGTAGATCCGGCAGGAGCAACTACTTTGCCTTTTAATGTTGTCGCTTCTACTGTTGTTGCTGCAACGGTAACTGCTGAAAATCCGCCGGCTGCATCTCTTGCAACAATTTTGCCAGCACGTGAATCTGGACCAGCATCAACTGACCATGTTCTTGAAACTGCACCATCAAAATTGCCGCCTACAAGATACTCGCCTCGTGTTAGAGTACCAACTGTTGACGATTTAATAGTTATATTGTTTTCGCCTGTGAATAAGAATCCGTTAATAGTAGGAGTGTTTTTAAGTGAAGTTGCTGTGTCAGCATTTCCTTTTAAATTTCCATGAACAAACGATCCGTCTTTAATATTGAGGCCGGACTCAAGCAAACTAAATCCAGGAATTTCCGACGTTGCATCTATTGTATATCGTTCGTTTGAAAAGATTGCTTCTACTACACCATCAATATTGATAGCTAGTACTGGATGTTTTAATGTATTGTTGTCAGTGAGCTCTAGTGCTTCTGTTTGAGTTGAATCATATCCTGCAACACCTTCGGGGCCTATTACTTTCCACCCGCCATCATTGAATACACTCAATTGTTTAATGGCAGAATTAAACCAAAAATCTCCATCAGTAGCTGCCACCGGTGTAGTTGTTGATACGTTTGCCGAAGCTGCCGATTTCCAATTAGCACCGTCATATAGTTTTAAAGAATTTGTTGCATTATTATACCAAAGCTGGCCCGACAACGGACGGATAGGAGGAGCCGAATTAGAAAAGTTTTCTAATAAGTAAACAAAATTTTCATTTTGCACACTACCGTATCCGGTATAATTTCGACCAATGAGATTAACGCTGGTTGAGTTGTCTAAGACGCCGTCTTCTAAGACTACTATCTGACTTCCATTGTATCTATTAAGTACATATGACATTTAAATCGCCCCTAAAATATTGTGCATCATGATGGAACCCGCCATATTCCGGTTTGCAGTTGGAAAACCTTGACGGTTCTAAATACTGAGAATGTTGGTGGCGGTACGGTTACCGGAGTAAAGCTAACATTGTTAACTCCAAATGATGTGCCGCCAGGAGTTGCAGACCCAGGAGTAAGTGGGGTTATAAATTCTGTTGTGCTAGTTCCAAGATATGTGTTCAAATTAACTGTAGATGCACTATTTGATAATGATGTACATAGTATTCGTGCAACTGTGCCTTCTTCGTATTCAGTAGGAGGTGCCACTTGAGTCAACCATGATGCAATACCAAAATCCGAAATTGCATCTGAAGTGTCCATGCTGAATACAATATTTCTACGACCAATTGTTGAGTCTACATAGTTCTTTGTTGCAGCATCTTGCAGTGCTAATGGATCGCCCATGCCAGTAATTCTTGGTCTACCCACTTCAATTTGATCAATATATCGATCACCGGTAACTTGTTTTAATGCAATATTTCCAAGACCGTTAGGAGCAATCTCAATGTCTCTGTTTGAATCAAGTGTAGAAATACGATTTCTATCAAGACGCATATACGGGGTTGGACTGTTGCCTGAAGGTGTCAACGGAGGGCCGCCAAGGTTGTTGTCATCTGGTAATACCGGGCCAACCACTAACTTAGACTGTGTACCGAAAGAAGTTACACCTGGAATACTAGTAATATTCGATCCTAGTGCTGTAGACGAAATAACTTCAACACCGTTGATTGCAAAATATTTAGATCCTACTAAGTTAATGTGGTCATTAACATTCCATGCTGTTCCTAATTGTGGCAACGACACACCGTTATTTTTCCAAACAATTGTATGGTTGGTTAACCCCTTTAATGTGATACCACCGCCGTCAGCATCGGCATTTGTTGTTGCACCAGATGCTAACTCTATATTTTTATCTTCAATTGAAAGATTTGATGTATTAACAGTGGTAGTGTCACCTTGTATTGTTATATTTCCTACTACCGTTAAATTTCCGCCAATAAGTATTTCGCTTGTAAGATTAGTTGGATATAACCCCAGCGACTGGCTAACTGAATTAATAACAATCGCCGAATCAACTGCGGCACCACGTTTGACTTTGATGGAGATATTTTTATTTTCTGAATCATTTAAAAACGTAATATCTCCGCTGTCTACGTAAATTTGTGCCTGCTGCGCATCTCCAATAGCAATTCCACTATTTGATGTAATTGCTAGTTGACCGTTCATGATGTTATCAGTGTCACGTCTTAGATAAGAAGCAGCTGGCTGATTACCTAATGCATCAGCATTTGTCGAAGTTACATTAAATTTAAATCCGCTAATTGTACCAGCATTAAAACCAGGTATAATACTTCCACTAAATCCGCCAATTGCTCCCTTTGGAGTAAATGCATCTTTTGAAAAAATTCCCAATAATGTTCCATTGTCATACAATGAAGTAATAACTCGATTTTGATTCAAAGAATCTAAAATATTTGAAACAACTAATCCACTGCGCCCTTGGCCAGCAGTGTATGACGGTCCTAATAAAATTGTATTTGTGCCATCATAGAAAAACAATTGCTTGTTAACATTGTCAAACCATAAGTCGCCAACACCTAATGTTGTAGGTTGTAAATTGGCAATTGTTGCTGAACTAACTGGAACAAATCCCAATCCATTATATACTTTAAGTTTTGACTCTGAAGAGTCAAACCATATTTGGCCTTTAGTTGGACGAGCTGGAGCAGAGGTGCTGGAAAAATTTTCTAATAATTTAACAAAATTTTCGTTTAGTGATTCACCAAATCCACTGTAATTTTTACCAACAAGTGTCAGGTCGGACGAAAGCTGGTCAAGCTGTCCGTCTGCCACTGTTGCTAGTATACTTCCATCTGTTTTGTTTATAGTATAAGACATAGTTTATTCCGTTATTAGAAAGCCGGAGGGCCTGATCTAATGATATAATTAATTGTTAGATATGGATTTAAAATACTAAATTCCGAACCCAACGTTGCTGTAGTTTTAATTCCGCCTGTTGTGTTTAAATATTGAGCTTGTCCAACAGAAGTAGGTCCAGGCCCAGTTCCGGGGCTAGTGCCTGGAACGGTTGTGCTATCTAATCTAACAACTGTGTATTGTTTGGTTGGCTGATCAATCGGTGTTAGGCTGTGTTCGTGTTGCGGCAAGTTTCTAACTTCTAAAGAGTTAGTTGCAGCACCAGCACTACCGCCTAATGTAGTTCCATCAGTTCCTGGAATTCTACCAATTCCTCCGCCTCCAGCATCTACAAATCCACCGCCGCCGCCGGCATTTGGTACTTCAGTACCATTATCCATGCTGTCGCGTCCTAACGGAAATCTTCCTCGTAGGTCTGGAATTTTAAATGTATTAACACCCCGAGACGGAACTCCGTAACTATTTCCAATTACGTCAAACAGATCTTGGTATTTTACTTTTTCTTGCTCGCTACCGTCACACAACAAGTATCCAGACGGTACATTCAATCCAGCAAAAGGCATTATTGCTCCGATAGGAACGCCTAGGTCTGCAACAAATACATCACGAGATTCTTTTAATAATCCAGTGCCTGGTCGATAAACTAAAACTTGATCGTCGGGTGTTGAAGTATTTGGTGTTGGTTCGATTTGTGAATCAATAATGTTTGCAGTTAACCTAGTATCAAATATTTTTGTGCGACCTTCGAACGAACCATCAAACTGGATAACGTTTGATTCAACTTGCCCGGTCAACTGAAAAGTTGTTTTTTCTCTTAAGTTAGTAGCAGTTCTAGCATTTCCTGCAACGTCTCCGTCAAGAACACCTTTTAAATAACCTGCATTAATTGTTTCAGCATATATGTTATTCCACTTAAGAGTCGATGCTCCTAAATCATACAATGTTGTTGATTTAGGCACAACTGAACGTAAAGTTGTTGTTCCGCCAGCTTCTAAATTTGTACCAACTAATAAATTTTTTGCAATTGCTACGCCACCTTGTGTAGCAAAACTACCGGTGGTAAAACTGGTAGTTTGATCAGTTCCTGAAATTCTGATATTACCAGTTACAGCAATGTTACCATCAATGTCTAGTGCCACTTGAGGTGACAACACGTTAATACCAACTTTATTACCAATAACTCTTAAAGTAGTACTAGCACTTCCTTCTGCATTAACTTGTAGATCTATACTGCTGCCAGGAGTTGCATTATATATTGAGGAAGAAGTTATGGATGTGGTTAATCTAAATGTGCCATCAACACCCAACGCTATACCAGAATTATTTCTAATATTTAAACCGTATTCTGTAGTATTAACTACATCAGATCTTAAAAACTTAGACGATGCAATTTCAATTCCAGCAATAGTTAATGCATCGGAACTTTGAGCCGTTCCGTATAGTTTTGCTATTGCTAAAGAATTTCCAATCCCGGTTGAATTGATATTCATACCAGTCTTAATAATAGTAAATCCATTTATATTAATTTTAGGTATGAATGTATCTTTACTAATAATTGCTACAGGAATCTCGTCTGATAAAAATTTAATAACGTTACGAGGAATACCGTCGGTGTCATTAATTGTTTCAACTACTGTTCCGGTCCTTAGACCATTTTCAGTACTAAATTGCGGACCTACTAGTACCCAAGTCTTTCCGGACCAAACATATAATTGTTGTTTAATTGTGTCAACCCAGATTTCACCAACTTTATCTTCAGATATATTAGGAGCAGTTGGCGACTTTTGAATATTACCGGCTGCTTTCCACCCGTTGTCGCCGGTACCGTCATTGATCATTAGTGTACCGTTGGTAGTATCATACCATAACTGGCCTTCTACTGAGTTTGGTGGCTTGTTTGCTCCGGCAAAATTTTCTAAAAGGTGTAGGAAATTTTCAGCGATAATTTGACCATACCCGGTAACGTTACGTCCAGGAAATTTTAAGTCAGTGCTTTCGTCAGTAACATTATCATATACTGTAATTGGTGTTGTTGTTTTATCTGTAAAATTTACGTTATATGGCATGATTATACCTCATTAAAACCAGTTAAGCTCTGGATACGGATTGTATAATCAATCTGTAGTAATCTGTTTAAAGATTTCTGTACAGGGTGAAAAATAACGTGTGTCAATAATTTACCATCACCGTCCGGGTTGTAACTTTTAAGCCCAAGCTCATCAAATACAAAACTACCATTCATGTCCTGACTGTTATCAAATGCATCTTGACCGTCTGGCTCACCGTAATCTAATAAACAACTAACAATAATATCACTGTAGGTTGCGCCGCTGACATGCCTAATTTCCATTTTGTTTCTTACAGGATCAGTATTTTGTGCAGAATTCTGATCAACAATTTTTTGATATGTTTGATTGTAAAGACTAGAATTGACTCCCACGGTGTTAGGAGTAAGATAAGAAATAAGTCCTGTCGGGTCAACTATAGTGCCACCCGTACCAAAAGCCATTTGATAAATTGTTCCTTGGCCTTGATTGGACAAGCTGTTTACCATTGCAACACTCATGTTTTCATAGTGAATGGCGTTTCGTTTATCAACAAAAACTTCTTTAGTTGTAGGATCAAATATTTTAATATGTCCTTCAAAATGAAATCCACCGTTCTCGTGGGGTTTTTGTTCTGGTTTGTCGTTAGTTTGATTCTGTTTTTGTTCCATTTTGAGCTCTTTTTTCTCCATATACTATTTATTCGGGCAATTCAGTTGGCTTTTGATCTATGAATTTTGCAATTGGATTATCATTATTAAGTAATGTAATACCTGTACTAGCTGTTGTCTCGGCACGGTCATACCATATTCTGCCAACTTTTCTAATTATTAATATTCTAGTTCCAGCTGCTACTGGTTGAGTTAATCTGATATAAGGCATTATTCCATCAACTGAAAATTCAGGATCTAATACTGTAGTTCCTAATGGTCCTTGAGTTTCGTCAAAAACCTGGAGTGAATCTTTACGTAGTCGTCTGCCGCCAGCAAATATTTCAAGTTGATCAGACATTCCAAAGTCAATTGATATATCTCCGCGAACCGTAAATTCTCGATCGGCTTTAACAGGTATATATTCTAACGGACCTATTATTAAAGAAGTAACACCAATAACATCATTTGTTTGAAGCGCAGCTCCTGTATTACCAATTATCTTTATGAATCCGCCTTGAGATGCATTGACATCTGGAATTAACTCAAAATCTGCTTCAGGTATTTTTACGTTGTTTACTGTCACAATTAAATTGAATTTGTCGCCATTGCCAAATTCCTCAGTAGTTGGTAATTCAAAAGTTGTGCTATCGTCATGGACAAATAATTTTGCTCCCGGACTATAGAAGTTAGCTTTTTCTTGATTATCTGAATAAGCAATGATATCCGAAGGTCCGGCATTAGATACTGCTGTTCCTACAGGGTATACTTGGCCAATACCAGTTCCTAAACTTCCTCGTCTTAATTGTCCTAAAACATTTCCGGTTTTTGTTAGATACTCAATTCTTTCATTATTAATAATGACTGTACCTGAAATATTTCTTAATGGTATAGGAGCATCCACCAACGATCCATCATTTACAGTAATTGTGGTATCATAATATCTTAACTCAACAGCTAATGTAACTTCTCCAATAGAGTATCTACTGTAATGTGTTACATTTAACATATCTTTAAAAATTTCAAAGGCACGTGGATCTTTATAAATTTGATTTCCAAACTGTAATAGTTCTACAATGTCGTTTGTTGTTGTAGGCACAGTTAGGTAGACAGCATTTTGATTAGATTTAACATAGAACTCGATTCCTCTAATAAGTCTTTCACCGTTTACATACACCCATACATAATTATCATCTAAAACTTTCCGAGATAATCTATATAATACCTTTCCGCCTGTTGCTGAATCAGAAACAATGTTAAATGTTGGATATTCACTGAACCAAGTAACATCAAGTTTATCTCCAACTGTCAGTGCTACTGTTGAATCAATAACTAAATTATTGTTTGCTTCTATACTATACTGCGCACCAAGAATAACTTCAACTTTAATAATATCTTGCAAAGTTAAAAAAGTCGGGTTAACTGTTACAATCTTAGAAGTACCAGTGTAAATGTATGCAGTTACGAACGGTTGTAAAATATTATTAATGTAAACTTTGATATCAACTGCGGTAATGACAGCAAGAGGATCTACACCGATCGGTATTGCATTATTAGTGCCATCATATATCACATAGTATGTGTCCGGGCCTTGAAGTTTTTTATTGTTCAATGTAACAATCATCGATGTTGCTGCCGAACTTCTAGACAAATCTACAAATCTATCAAGTGCAAATGTAGCAGATCCATTGTAGATAAATGATTGATTGTTTACCTGAATAATCGATTGATTGCTACTATCAGCGTTCAGGGCTGTATTAAGCGCAACAATTTTTATTACTTGATTTTTTTCTGGGTTTATTGCAAATTTAATAATTGTTTTTTCAGGAATAATGTCTGCACCAGTTTCTTCTGAAACTACAGTACTGTTAGTAAACCCAGTATCAACTTGTCGACCATTGACTGTAACAAACACTGATTGAGTTAAATTGTAATCTGCTTGCGTTAAAAACAATGATGTATCGCCGTCGGCAATAAATTCTTGATAATCAATTAACGATGCGCCACCACGGCCAATAGCAATAATCTCTACGACCGCGCCCAAGGTTGGGGCAGAGTAAAACACAATTTCATTACTAACAAAATCAATGTAATAGTCAAGAGTACTGTCATCGTTAACTCCGTAATATCTATATTTTAGTTTGTCTACATAGACTAATACAGACGTTTCCTCAATCACAGTTAACCCAATTGGGAACCGACGAGTGGTACCGTCTCCTGGAATTACAGTATTTTGCATTGGGGCTGCTCCAGATATTGTTGTCTGGAATACCTTAATACTTAGACTATCTAAAACCTGTCCTGGAACATTTTCTTCGGTTGCCGGAGTTTGTTCTGGACTTATAAAAGTATCGCCGTCGATAACTATTTCTTCTGGTGTCTTACCCCTAGCTATAGAATAAATTCCATCAATTGTGTTTGGAGCGGTTTTAACATTAGTTGTATTACTTTCAAAATTTCCGCCAATTAGATTTGTATCTACTAGATTAGGATCGTTAATAACAATAGAACCGTCACTAGTAAATGGTCTAAAAATTAGTGTGTCGCCGCCTTGAAGTATAATATACTGGCGCATCGGAACTGCAAAAGTGCTACCGTCTCCAGTAAAGCTAGGCATTATTGAAGTGGTCGGTCTAACTGTTAGTCCGTTGGCTTGAGTCGTTGACCCGTCATATAAATCATAGTAAGGATCATCAAGTCTGTCTGTTTTTCCGTCACGTTTTAGATATATTGAAATACGTTGTCCAACACTAGGAACATACGGCAATTCAATATCAAATAACGACGAAGACCCATCAATCACTACATAATAATCTGAAGTTGCATCGATACTGTCCCAACTGTCAGTAAACCACGGAAGCGCATCCCAACCTCCAGTAATTTCAAACGTTGTACCTTGTACTTGCACTCCGCCAAAATCAATGCCGGTCATTAACTGACCTAAGTCATTACCGATCATTCCGGATGTAGGATAATAATATTTTTGTACTCGATTAACTCCGTCAAGTAACTCTTCGTTTTTGTCGTAGACAATGTTAATAATGTCACCTACTACAGACGGTGTAGTTAGAATTAATCGGCCTTTTAATAAACTATAAGAATCTACTGTAGATCTATAAAAATGTAAAGAATACTCAGAGTTCAATACTAATTGAGAATTTTTATATATTTGAATCTTACTTTTATCTCTAGTTGGAGCATACTCTAGATCAAATGACGCAGTAGCACTAGTTGCTGTGAATGTTTGTTCGTGTGTAAAATTTTGAAATATTCCATCTTTAGAAATTCTGTCAAACTTTAACAATAGGTTAAACATTCTAGCTTTACTGTCTCCTAAAATTGCAACAGCCTTGGCAATTTCTAAAGAAGATCCGTTGCCGCCAACAAGAGTAACTTTTGGTGTTAGCGTGTATCCACTGCCTGGTTCAGTTACAACGATTCCAGATACTTTTCCACTAGCAATATATGCTTTTGCTTTGGCACCTATTCCGTTGCCTTCAATTAATACTGTTGGCGGTGCTGAATAATTAGCACCAGATTCCGATACTTCTATTTTTGTAATTGAGAATCCCTGATTGTCTGCCCAGAATTTCCAAGGATATTGATCAAACAAATTGTATCCTTGACCAACCGGAAGAATTTTTCCATCTCTTGTAGAATACGCTGGTGGTAAATCAAAGTCAATTGCAGTTGTGTTAGACGGTTCAATAAAATTATAACGACTCGTATATTCTCTAATAGAAGTTCTATATGGTTTTATTTCTTCTAAGTATGACTGGAACGCTGGAAGATTATCATTTTTGTAGTTTACTTTTTGTTCTAAACTTCCAACATTGTGCATGGCATTTATAAAACTTGTTTTAAACGCCCAGTTGATTGTTTCTTGTTCAGAGAACGTGTAGTGAATCGAAGTAAAAAATAATTTATTCCACTCAACACGAAGATTATCGATAAACAAATCATTTTTAACAGCTGATAGAATATTCCGTAGTTCAGCTGTTGGATAGAGATCATATAAGTCAATATCGTAGAATCCAACATTATCGTATCCAATGGATGCAGTAGATGTGTTATATAGACTATCTTTAAGCGCAATAGTTCCGTTGTTTCTGCCTACTAAAATATAATCTCCAAGAATAGTTCCGGTGCCTGCTGTAACTTTTTCAAGGACTGCCCACCCACCGTTTCCGTATTCATTAATTTTGATTAGATCGCCAATCGCAGTAGTTAACGTTGGCTCGAGATATATCGAAGCAATTTCGTAAATAATTCTTGAATTTTCAGTATATCCGGTTGACCACCAATCAACATAATACCAATAGCTAGGTGTATTGTAGCCTTGAGATTTTCTTCGATAAAATACTTTACGTTGTTGATCCCACGAATATATAGCCCAGAACCCATTGATACTTGAATCTGATTTTACTAATACAGAATAATTTCTTATTTTTACAAGGGCATTATCATATCGTCTGCCACGAGTAATTATATTAACAGATGTAACTCTACCCTGAGAGTCAAGTGTAACCGATGCTTGCGCACCAACTCCTGATCCGTCTATTGTAATATACGGAGCATTTTTGTAACCAAATCCACCGTCTTCAATATCAATACTATCAATTTCACCATTAATAATATTGGCAGTTAGTACTGCTTGACGAACTCGAGTAATAGGATACTGTGCTAAATCTGTTAAATTATCAACCTCATAATCATATTCATTTAATTTTTCACTCGGTAAAGAATCTGTAAGATTTAAATTTCTAAAACTTAACGTGTCAGCAAATGGACTTTGCAATAATATAGTATTAATATTATCAACAACTATTTTTAAAATTTTTGTTTTATTTTTAAACATAGACTGTCTTGGTCTAAAACTTAGACCATATTTTTCACGTTCTGATAATTTTGAATCTGGTACAGGGTTGCCTGCTTGATCAAACCCTACTAAACTATCTATCCATTTAGTTTCTAACACATCATTTGGTAAGCTATCTGCTACTCCCTCAGATAATAAAATATATTCTCTATGAATTGGGTTAGTTGTTGTTTCGTTGACAAATAGTTCGATGTTTAAAAGCCCAGATCCCGAAGGCAAATATCCATTAAAATTGTAAGCTAACAACTTATCGCTATCAACTATTGCAATGACTGGGACTCCGATTGAGCTTGGGTTAGAAATTAATGCCGCAACTGCGGCAGCAGAAATATTTCTACCTGGAATATTTTCAGGGACAACTGACGAGCTCCGAACCCAATAATAATATTTTGTTTCTGTTAATTGTTGTGTTATTGGATTATAGATTTCTTTTACAGAATACACATCGTTGTTTGGATACAGTGGTTGCCCTGAAATACCGTTTGATAATCCGTCAATAGTATCAGCTAGCGCACTCCATTCTGACGGTAACAGTATGGACTCAACCCACTCATAGACATCAATGCTTGCGCCTGGAGCGAGTTGATTCCAATTTCCTACACGATATGCAAACTCGCCTTGTTCATAAGTTAACCATTTAGCTGTAGATAAATTCCACCATAACTTACCTACGTTGGCTTCAAACCAGGACGAGTCCGGAGACACTATTTGAGAATCAGTGCCGGTAGTATATATTGCCGGATCGTACGGAGTTTTAAATTTTAACTCTTGTTCTGCTATACCTAATATCTTTAATTTGGCATGATCAACAACATCAACATCAGCCAGTTTAACATTTTTAATATTGTCTATTAACGAAATATTTTTAATTTTAGAATAATCTATTAATTGCTGTTGTTGAGCAATAATTGTTAAAGAATTTTTTCCAGGTAGTTTTGAAAATGTTCTTACTATACCTATTAAGTTAACGGTAGAAGCAGTACCTGTTCCTTGAACAGCAGTACCGGTACCTGTGCCTATGCTAGATGCAACAAATACAGTACCTGGTTCGTTATCTTGAGCGCCGGCCAACACAAAGGACGTAGATCCTGTAGTATTGATAGTGTAAGTCTTTCCAAGAATAAAGTTTCCGGCAGCAGTTATTCCGTTTGCCGTTGCCACAAAACTAGTATCAACATTGTTATTAACGGCTCCAAATAATGTAAAATCAGTTGGGTTACTTGTAGTTCCTGTACTAATAATCTTATATCGGTTACCTATAACTATTTCGTTTACAATTTTTGGAACTGTAGTTTGATATGTTGGCGAACCTACAACAATTGTGTTTGATGATGAGTCAACACTGGCTCCAAAAGATTCCTGAGCCTGTAACTCGGCCTGTAATTTTTCCGATAACAAATATTGAGAGCCTACTCGTTCAAAAGAATATACCTGTCCGGCATAGCCCGATACCTCTAAAAATGATGTGGTACTGCTGTCAAAAGTTGTACCGTCGGCAAAATTTGCATATCGTTTATATGGTGCATTTTTTGCTCCTACCACGATTCGTTCACCGCCGCCGCTGATACTTACACTTGACCCAAATAACATATTGTTATATTCTTCAAAGCTTTCTAATTTTTGTTTTAATCTCCAATCAGGAGTTGTTAAACTAACAGTATTAAAATAATAAACAGAACCTTGATTTTGTAAATTAATGTCAGCCATTGGGCTGCTTACTACAATATTTTTTCCAGAGTCGTCAATGTCAACGGCATATCCAAATTTGTCTCCAACAAATAGCTGTTCAATAAATCCAGTATCGTTAATGGCATCTAATGACTGTGCTGTAAATGTTTGCTTTAATTGGTAGACCTGTGTACTGTCTCTTTGATAGACATAGACTTTTCCTGTGGATGCAAAAATACTATCGCCCACTGACACCCAAGGGTCGCCGTTTGTTGGACGTTGATTTACGCTTCTGTAAATAAGGCTAGAATCATACGAGGTATTATCTGTCCAGTTTCTTGGATCAATTAATTTGTAGTATCCTGTGGAAATATCATTTTCAATAAATTTAATAACGTCGCCTACATTATATTCTTGATATCGGCTCCATTCGCCCTTGTAATTTTCATAATAGGCGCCATCACTATCTGGTGCGCCTACAACTAATATCGATCCGTCTTTACTCATAACTATACTAGAACCAAACTGATCTCCCTGTTTAGTTAGTTCTGCTTGTTGTGTAGGCGATAACAATCCTAGTCCTAATGTCGAGCCGTCGTCAACAAGTGCAATATTTGTTGGCAATGAACTTTGTGTTGATACTGAATCGATTTGTTTCCATTCAGCGGCAACGCCAATGTCTGTGCTTTCTATTGCAATTGTACTATCGCTGGCGCTGTCTTCGTTTATATCAACTTGAGCTTGCCACAATCTGTCATCCCACCATACAATTGATCCTGCATGATATCTTGCACCGGATTCATAAATTCCTTGATAATTAGAATTTTCATGATGCACCCATTCTGTACCGTTAAACTTGTATAGATATACTCGACCCCTATTGTTTAAAGCACCTGGAGCAGATACTGCCATCCAATATTCGATGCCATCAAATCCAACAGTTGTTTTGCTGCCAAAGTTTTCGCCTTCTGCTGGACGTGGGCTTAAAATATTTTTAAACAATTGCCAATTGTTGTTAGTCCACTTGTAAACACTGACCATTCCTTGATTACTTGGGCCGATGCCTCTAGCAAATGAATCGCCTAATGTGTGAGATGTTGCTGGTTCCCAATCTTTAGATCCTAGATCAATTCCAGCATTGCTACTTCCGTCAGGTCTAATATTTTCTAATGCTTTCCATAATTTTCCGTGCTGTAAAACAATGTCATCTTTATTATAGGAGGCAGTTTTATCAAAGTCTCCCATAAAATAACTTACGGCTTGTGACATCTTTGGAATACCGATCACTAACCAGGTGTTGTCTGCACTAGTTGATAGAGACGAGCCAAATGAGTCTCCAATTAAAGGTAACAAATCAGTTTCAGGCACTATTATTTGTTTAATTTGTAGAGATTCGCCTTCAAGGTACGTTGTTACCAACGAACTTTGTGGCATGCTCATGATTGTTTGTTTTAAAACATCAGCATGTAATACTGCTGTTCCCGCGCCAAGTGGATTTGAAGTTCCGTAATTATCAATTTGATTATAATCAAATATTTTGTTTTTTTCTAACACCTGCCATCCGGTATTACCAACATCATCTACCCATAATTTAGAACCCGTAGCTAGTGAAGCAACTGCTGATGAAGATAATGTTTCTTTATTAGAAATCCGAGCATCGGTAAATCCATAAATTCCAATTGTAGTACTTTGATCTACTTCTGGGTCTGGGGCACTAGCGTTTACTGTTACAAATATTGTTTTTTCAGTTACCTGGGTAATTTTAAAAAATCCAGTAAGATTTGGAATATTTTGAATTCCAATGATATCACCTACTGATAAATTATGTAACCTGTTAAAAAATATTTCAACAGAGCTGATAGTTTTTGTTGCATTAAGAATTGCCAGCAGAGGCTTTTTATTCAATCGTAATACAGTCCACAAATATCCGTCAAATGTAATCCAGAAATGATCGTTTTCTTTTATTTCATCAATATTGATATTTAAAATTGAATCTCTGTCTTTTAAAATATATTCTACCTGATCTAATTTTACATAGCCGGCAGTTTGTAATTCCTCAAAATCTATCTTGGGGAGCATATTAATATCAAAAGGAATTGCAGACTTTGTAAACTTCGAAGGAGGAATTCGTAGATATTGATCTGTCAAATCTGTACTAGGTTCAGTGTTAACAAATAAAATTGGTTGCGGATTTATTTCTAAATCGTTTTTATCCAACATAAATTCAATTTCTTTAAGTTGATCGACTCCGCCAAATGTTCCAACATTAAATGCCCATTCTTCATTTAATACAATACTATCTTCTGTAGTTTTACTTAATTTGTCAAAGACTTTAACGGCAGCATTTATTGTTCCTTTATCTCTGATAAAACCTTGATAAAGTTGAAACTGAGTTACATTGTCTTCCGCAAGGCCTTGCAAATATTCACGTGTTTGATAACCTACCGAATGGCGTCCTAAGTCTCGTTGGCTTGATTCTAATCCGTCGGAATCTAGATCGTAATAATCTGAAAATTGATTAATTCTATAATCAAAGTTTGGTACCAACGCCTTCGACGGCGAAGAATCTAGAACTGACCATTTAGAATTATCAAAATATTCAACACCTTGTTGATTTGTTTGGCTAGCCCAACTATATGCTTTGTACGCAACAATATCGCCTAGCTTGTAATCAACATATGGTTGCCAAGGTTGAATGTTTACGTTATCATAAAGAAAGCCAGGACTAGTATAATCTCCATCCCAGTCAACAGTTCTAAATCCTCGCGACTTAATACGCTCTTGACGATAACCTGTTGTTTTATCATATACAACATCATTGAATACAGTTCGATCTGAAAAGATTGCAACGTGTTCTTTTAACACTAAGAATCCTTTAAAGAAATAGATACCATCGTTAGTATTAGTTGTTTCGATCGAAACTGTTTGGTAGTCTCGCTTGATGTTAAGGAAGTTTGGAGTTAATGGAGTACCATCTCCTCTATATATCTGGTAGTCGTAAAAACTATCAAGGATGTTGTCAGGTACGCCTATATTAAACGATATTTCTAATTTTTCGCCTGCTGGACTCAGTGTAATTAAAGAACCCAGTGCCCAGTTATGACTGGTCCAGTACATAAATTCTTTTGCACCAGTAGTCCAGTTTTGTGTTACTTTATTGTCACTATCGTATCTATCAAATGTAAATCCTTTGGATAACAAATATTTTTCGTATCCAAATATAAAATCAACTACCAATTGAATTGTTGGTAATATTGTTCCGTAATTTAATTTGGATACCGAGTTGGTGTTAAATGTTCTGCGGCTCAGTGCTTCTACTGCATTCTTGTTAGGAAGCGATGGTAATTTTTTCCAGAATGTTAAAGAGAATACATCAGTTGATGTATGGCTACTTAGACTTCTATAAAACTCGTTTTTGTATTGAGCAATAATTCCGTTTCCGTAAAACTGGTTTGCAGACCATGTTACAAATTCTTCGCTAATCCCGCCAACAGAGATTAGTCCGTCAGTTTGGCTTGTTACTGGGTCATAGTAATAAAAGAAAGGTTCAAGACTATCATATCCTCGAATTTTAAAACCCCTAGCAGTCTTTTCAATGATCACACCACTATACACAATTGTTTCAATCGGCGCACTAACATTAAAGAAAATTTCTTGATTTTCTGCAGGAATAAAAATACTGCTTGATGTTGATTTAGGATTCTTACTATCTAGGATAAATTTTTGTTGTGTTTGATCAACAAATCCAGACATTCGATATGTTAACGCCACGTCAATAGATTCTAACTGTTTAGTTAATATGTCTGTTGATAGATTTTGACTCTTGATGTAGTCAACAACATAAGATACTAGTCCAGACGTTGACGATCCACCGGCAGACGATGCTAACAAATCTTCAACTTTAATAAACAAATCAGTATCAGTATGCACTGTTTGACCTAATTTGTTAGTTTTAATTTTTGATCTATCAAAACTTTGCCCTATAAAATCTAAAGGTCTTAATAAGCATAATGCTATGACTTGTGCAAAAGGAAACTCACTGCTGATGTACCATGTATTTTCAACTGGTCCTTGATCTCCTAATTTAAAATCTCCTTGATTATTGATTAAAGAAAAATTTTGTGCTAGGTTCGAATCGAGCGGGCTTAACAACTTGCCGTCTGCATCAACGGGAATATGCGTTATTAAACTTGGGCGTTGATATCTATAAGAGGTTCCTGCTCTAGGACCTTGTCTAATAATACCATTTGATAAATCTTCCCATAAAATTAAATTATTAGAAGTATACGGCGCT